TAAACCAGTAGAAGAAATAAAGGGAGCTACAACAAAAATATCAGAAGCTCATTTTGAAAATAAAAAATCTACTAAAGAATCTTTTGAAAGGTGTTTGTCGTGTTTGGGTTAGTCGGAAGTTTAATTGGTTTTGCTAGTTCTACAATTCCATCAATTATTGATGTATGGAAAACAAAACAGCAAAACGCTCACCAGTTAAAAATGTTAGAAGCTCAAGCTAAGTTTAAAGTTCAAGAGCAAGAAGCAAAAACAGATACAGCAGAGGTTGCTGGTGTTTATGCTCATGCTCAAAGTTTAACTTCTAGGGCTAATACTTGGGCTGTTACTCTTAGCTCTACTGTAAGACCTATATCAGCTTACTTAATTATTACTCTTTGGCTAACAGTAAAGTTATTGGCGGTGTTACAAATTTATTTTGATGGTGGAGAAATTTACAAAGTTATTGATGTTATATTTACAGATTATGACGCTGGTTTAATGAGTTCCGTAATTTGTTTTTATTTTGGGTCTAGGGGTATGGAGAAATTTAGAAAATGAACAATATTATAGAAGCAATTAAAAGTATTATTTCACCAGAGCAATCTTGGTCTGCTTTTGTTATGAAAATTACTAGCCTTATTATTGTCGCTGTAATTGGGTATATAGGCTTCCAACAATATACAAGTTTTACAGTTGAAGAAGATACTGAAATTCCAATAGCAGAAGTATATGAAAAAGAGCCAGAAAAGAAAATAGAGGTAGAAAACTTAATTACTAGACTTCTTAGGTCAAACAGAGATATTGAATCAATTTGGCTATATGATTGGATTGATGCAAGAAACATAGTGCCTTTATTTAATGAGCCAAGAAATAGTGCAGATTTATTACCTACTGGGTATTGGATGGAAGGTGATGAATATGTTATTGGTCATTTTGTTTTAAGCCAATGCACTTCCCTTGATAGAAGTGTGCCTAATACTGCTTGCCCTATTATGTCCTCAGAAGATGCTTGGGGTGTTCTTTTGGTAACTTATCAAGATGGTGTAACCCCTGATTTAAAAACGACAAAAGCTACAGCTATGAAGATAAGTGAAATATTGTATTTGATAGAGAGATAATGAGTTTATTGCCAGATAATACGATTCGAGTTATAAAAATAGTTATTACTAAAGAGGAAAAATAATGCCTTATGTGCCTATAAATTTACCAAGTGGTGTTTATAAAAATGGAACAGAGCTACAAGCTAAAGGTCGTTGGCATGATTGTAATTTAGTTCGTTGGAACGAAGGTGCTATGCAACCTATTCGTGGATGGACTCAAAGAGGTACTGCTGTAACTACTGGCAAAGCTAGGGCAATAAGAGCATGGACAGACAACTCTAATAACAGAAGAACAGCTATAGGAACTTCTTCTCGATTATATATTTATACAGAAGATGGTACTCAATATGATGTAACTCCAACAGGATTTACTACTGGATTTGATGATGCAACAGCAGCAACTGGTTATGGTAATTATACTTATGGTTCTGCAAATTACGGAACACAAAGACCAGATGGAGGAACTTTAATTCCAGCTACAACTTGGTCTTTAGATAACTGGGGTGAATATCTTGTTGGTTGCTCTAATAGAGATGGCAGAGCTTATGAGTGGACTGGAAATACAGGAACTGTTGCAGCTCCCATAGCAAATTGTCCAACATCAAATCAAGCCTTAGTTGTTACTGAGGAAAGGTCTTTAATGTTAATAGGTGCTGGCGGTGATAGAAAAAAAGTACAATGGTCTGACTTAGAAGATAATACAGACTGGACACCCTCTGCTACCAATCAAACTGGTTCTTTTAATATTACTGGTGCTGGTGAACTTTTAAATGGTATAAGGGTAAGAGGACAGATTCTTATTTTATCTACTGTTGATGCTTATGCAGCAACTTATGTTGGACTTCCTTTTGTTTACTCATTTGACAGAGTTGGCTCAAATTGCGGAGCTGCTTCAACAAATTCTTCTGTAGCTACTGAAACATTTTGTGCTTGGTTTGGTAGAGGTGGATTTTTTATATATGATGGGGTTGTAAAACCCTTAGTATCAGATGTAAGTGATTATGTGTTTTCTGATTTAAACAGCTCACAAAGGTCAAAAGTTTATGGTTTTAATAATTCGTCAAATTCTGAGATATGGTGGTTTTATCCTTCTGCGAACTCTAATGAAGTTAATAAGTATGTTGCTTGGAATTACAAAGAAAATCATTGGATTGTTGGGGAATTAGCCAGAACTTGTGCTACTGATAAAGGTACTTTTGACAACCCTTTAATGGTTGGTGCTGATTATAAATTATATGAACATGAAACAGGCTACAGTTACACAGGCGAATCAACTGGTGTATTTGCTGAATCAGCTCCATATCAAATAGACCAGCAAGAAGGTCGTTTAATGAATGTTCTTAGTGTTATACCAGATGAAAATACATTAGGGGATGTAACAGCTACATTTAAAGTTAAAAACTATCCTACTGGTACAGAAACTACTAATGGTCCTTTTACCTTGACCAATCCAACAGATGTTCGGTTTAAAGCTAGAGAAGTTAAGTTTAGAGTTGATACTGCTAGAAATACTGATTGGCGTGTTGGTATAATGAAGATGTATGTTAAAGCTGGCGGAGCAAGAGGTTGAAGTTACCAACCGCACCACAGGAGTATAGTTCAAGTCTGCAACAACAGACTAATTTTATTGTAGAACAAGAAGATAGAAGAAACTTTAAGAAAGATACGGATATAAATATTAATGATGGAAGATTAATACTGAAAGCACCTAACGGAACTCGTTACAAGCTAACTGTAGATAACTCTGGAAACTTAGGGACAACAGCGATATGACAATAGAAACTTTTGATAAATATAGACAGGCAGTTCAAAAAGCATTAGACTATGGAAAGAATAGCCATACTGTTGAGAATGTAAGAGAAAGTATAGCCAAAGGTGATATGTTTTTTCATAACTTTGGAAACTCCTTTATTGTAACAGAGGTTCATGTTTTTCCACAATATTATAATTTACATGGCTTTTTAGCTGGTGGTAAAACAGAAGAAATAAAACAAATAATGCCAATCCTAGAACGCAAGGCAAAATCAGTTGGTTGTAAATACACAACTTTAACTGGTCGTAAAGGATGGCAAAGAGAATTTAAGGATGTTGGTTACACACCAACTTTCTTTACTTTAGATAAGGAGTTATAGAAATGGGAAAATCAAAATCTAGTGGGAGTTCAGAGTTAGACCCAGCAATTAGAGGTATGATGCAAGAAACTTTTGATTTGGGTAAATCAACTATTACTGAAAGAGTTCCTGTTTTAGATGCTAATGGAAATCAAGTTTACGATAGAAGTAATCCCTTTGGTGCGCCAATTCCATTATATGAAGATAAACTTAAAGAGTACCAAGAATACACAGGAGATAGATTTGCAGAGCCTGATACTTATACAACTATAGGGGAAAGAGAAGCCTTAAAATTTTTAGGCGGTGATAGTTTTCAAGAAACAGATAGGCTTAATAATCTTTATGATGATATGTATGCTAGTTCGAGTTACTCTCCGTTAGATGTTTCTGCCAGAGATGTAGCTTCAAGAGATGTAACTGCTGGATTAATTGACCCAGCTGCAAACATTAACGCTTATGATTTTTCTTCCAGAGATGTTGTTGGTGAAAGAGTAGCCGACCCTAACGATATATCAGCAAGAGAAATATTAGAAAGAAGCATAGATTTTGAAAGGATAAACCCTGATACATTTACAGCTAATACACTCTCTGGAACAGATTTATCTCCTTATACAAATCAGTATAACGAACAAGTTAAAGATACAACCTTAGATGATATTAATAGAGCTAGAGATATGCAATTATCTGACCTACAATCAAGGGCTGCTAAAGCTGGTGCTTTTGGTGGTACAAGGCAGAGTGTAGAAGAATCTTTAATTAATGAAAACGCATTAAGAGAGTTTGCAAGACAATCAGCCTTACTTAACAAAGAAGGTTTTGATACAGCTAATCAATTAGCTATGCAAGATGTAGGTATATTAAATACAGCTAGTTTGGCTAATATTGATAATGCAATGCAAGCTGCTCAACTTAATCAAGCAGCAGATTTAACAGCAGAACAAGCCAATCTAAATGCAGCTATGGAAGCCCAAAGATTAAATCAAGGAATGGATTTAACAACAGGACAATTTAATACACAAATGATGCAAGACGCAGCTTTGGCTAACCAAGCAAATGAAAGAGCTATACAACTTGATAACGCAGCTAGAAATTTACAAATGCAAGGTATGTCCGCAGATGATGCTTATAGAGTAGCTCAATCTAATGTTGATAATAAATTTAGACAACAATCAACTAATATTGCTAATACGCTTCAAGCAGACCTAGCTAATCAAGACTCAAGCCTTAGAGCAGACCTAGCTAACCAAGCGTCTGATTTAACTTCTAGCCAAGCCAACGCACAGTTTGGTCTTGATGCTAACGCCCAGAATCAACAAGGTTTGTTAAATGCTGCTAATTTAGCTGGTGGTGTTACAGATTCCGAACTAGCTCGTTATGGAGCTATGACTGATATAGGCGACAGAAGAACAGATAGAGACCAACAGCAATTAAATTTTGATTTTCAGCAGTTCTTAGAAGGTCAAGATTATCAAATGCGATTAGCTCAATTCTTAGGTGGATTACTACAAGGATTCCCAACACCTATGACTTCTTCACAAAAACAAAGTGGCTTTAATTTATGGTAAGGATAAAAGAAAATGGCAATGGATGACAGATTAAGAAAATTTACAAA